TTCACGCTGTTGTCATTGATTTAGTTTAATTTAAGGCAACTTCATTGGAGTTGTCATGGGCAAAACTGTTTACAGCGATGCAGAGTTTATTGAACTTTGGAAGACGCACGAATCTGCCAGTGCATTTGCAAAAGCCGTTGGCATGGATATGCGTAACATCATTAGGCGCAAAAACAACCTAGAGGCTAGATACGGCGAGCCACTAAAATCAAAGAACAGTAAGCATCAAACCATTAAAGAAAATTCAGTCCGCAAATTATTGGGGATTGAAAATGGTTGCATACTGGTGATGAGCGATGCTCACTTCTGGCCCTCCATACATACAACAGCGTATAGAGGCTTTCTTTGGGCGATTAAAGAGTTTCAGCCTAAAGCTGTCATTGCCAATGGAGACATATTTGATGGCGCTTCTATCTCTCGCTATCCTCGCATTGGATGGGATTCAACCCCATCGGTAATACAGGAGTTGAAAGCCTGTGAACTGGCGATGGGTGAGATTGAAGAAGCTGCCAAGAAAGCTAGACACAATGTGAACTTAGTGTGGACGCTTGGCAACCATGATGCTAGGTTTGAGAACCGCTTAGCCGCCAATGCACCACAGTATGAACAGGTTAAAGGCTTTTCCCTAAAAGACCATTTTCCTGCTTGGCATCCTTGCTGGTCTTGCTGGCCTACAGAGGAAGTGGTGGTCAAACATCGCTGGAAGGGTGGAATTCACGCCACTCACAATAATGCCGTGCAATCGGGGGTCTCAATTTGCACGGGTCATTTGCACAGCTTAAAGGTAACGCCCTTTGCGGACTATAACGGCAATAGGTTTGGTGTTGATACTGGAACATTGGCAGAGACTGATGGCCCTCAGTTTGTCAACTATCTTGAGGATTCGCCAACCAACTGGCGGTCAGGCTTTGCTGTACTGACGTTCCATAATGGGAAATTGCTGTGGCCTGAGTTAGTTCACAAGTGGGATGAGGGCAAAATCGAATTTAGGGGTAAGGTATATGACGTATGACCTTGTGGCTTATCTCAAATCTGAAATAAAAGAACTGCATGATATTTTGCATGAAACGCAACTTGCTTTAGCGCAGGCAAACGACAGACTAAATAGGCAGTCCGAACCTTTGAGCGAGGAGCGTATATATACCTTGTATAGACGTAGCTTAGACTGGCGGCAGTTGGCTCGGGACATAGAAGCAGATCACGGCATTGAATAAAAAAGGGGAGCCCTAAGACTCCCCTGTGAATAACAACTGCACTTAAATTATGCAACACGCTCCCAAACTAAGCCGTCTTCGTCTTCTACAGTCTCTCCGATTTCGTATTCTTCGTATTCTTCGTCTTCGGCGCTTTCGTCTTCCATGACTTCTTCATCGCACTGGTAAACCCAGTCTTCAGTTACGTCATAGTCAACGCACCAGTCATGTTGTTTTTGGAATTCGATGAATTCTTGAATGATGGCGATCTTGTCGAAATCCATTGTCTCAACAGTCACCTTGTCTGAACCGAAATCCCAATCTGCAATGTCAATCTCAATCTTGTACATGATATTTCCCCTTGGTTATGGCATGATTGCCACTTAAAATCCTATCTACAAATTGTGACAGACACCAGCAAGAACTTAGCAATTTTTACAACGAAAGGTTAAAGAAATGAACTTATCAGCCAATTTTTCTTTGAAAGAACTTACCAAGTCAGATACCGCCACTAGGCTTGGTATTGATAACACCCCTAATGAGGAAACCATTGACAATTTAAAGATGTTGTGCGAAAAGGTGCTTCAGCCTGTTCGTGACCACTTTGGTAAGTCTGTAACTGTGAACTCAGGATATCGCAGTCCTGAGTCCAATGCCGCTGTTGGCGGGTCAAAGACCAGCGATCATTGCAAGGGTCAGGCAGCCGATATTGAAATCGCTGGCGTTGCCAATGCTGATTTAGCCCAATGGATTATGGATAATTTGGACTATACACAACTAATCCTTGAATTCTACACACAGGGTATACCTGATTCGGGCTGGGTTCACGTCAGCTTTGACCCCAATAACCTCAAGAAGCAGGAACTGACAGCCGTCAAGGTGGCAGGCAAGACTCAGTATTTGAATGGGTTGCAGGCTTAGTGGGCATAGACAGGACATAAGTGAAATAATATGCTATGTCCAATAAAAAGCAGCAGCTAGAAGTCCCATCAATTCCAAGCCTTGGCTTTGCGCCGGAGGGGTATCAGCGCAGCTATTTTGCTGAAATTAATGGGGCATTGAACGGCTACTTTCGCAGTCTTATCAGTACGCTGGGCGCGTTGTTTGGTGTGCGAGGTGGTAAGTTTTTGAACAATCCGCATGGTGCTTTTCAAGATTCAACAGATCAGACTGCGGCTAACACGACAACGGCCTACGCCGTCACATTCAACACAACAGACTTCAGCAATGGCGTGACGATGGCCAGCGGCTCTAGAATCACTGTAGCCGATAGCGGAATTTGGAACTTGCAATTTAGCATCCAATTCAAAAACACCACCAATGACGGCCAAGATGTGGATATTTGGTTTCGCAAGAACGGCACAAACATCGACAATTCAAACAGTAGATTTCACCTCCCAATAAGAAAAAGTGCTGGCGATCCATCTCATTTAATTGCTGCGCTGAATTTCTTTGTAAGTTTATCGACCAATGACTATGTAGAGATCATGTGGAGGACAACAAATGTAGGGGTCAGCATTGAGCATTTTGCATCCAGTAGCTCACCCACTAGACCAGCAGTGCCATCAGCCATTGTCACAATGAGCTTTGTGTCCAACTTACCGACAATATAGCCATCATGTACATACCCATCAAACTTCCACCAGGCGTTTACCGCAACGGCACAGAATACCAGTCTACAGGTAGATGGCATGATGCCAACCTTGTGCGCTGGTACGAAAACACATTGCGTCCTGTTAATGGCTGGAGGCCGAAATCGGCATCTACTGTCACTGGAGCTTGTCGAGCAATCATCACTTGGCGCGATAACTCTGCCGCCTCTTACATTGGCCTTGGCACTCACTCCAAGCTCTTTGTAATGGACGTTTTGGGTGTCTTGAAGGACATTACACCAACTGGATTCACAACAGGCTTTGTTGATGCCACCAGCACCACCGGCTACGGCAAAAACCTTTATGGAAGTTTTGCCTATGGCGTACCTCGACACGACACTGGAACAGACAATGTAGCTACGACTTGGAGCCTTGATACTTGGGGCGAGTACTTGGTGGGTTGCTCTGACTATGACGGCAAGATTTACGAATGGCAATTAGGCTTTACAACGCCAACGCTGGCGGCGGCTATCACCAACGCTCCAACTGGCAATAAGGCTATTTTGGTGACTGCCGACAGGATTCTTTTTGCTCTTGGCGCTGGTGGAAACCCTCGCAAAGTGCAATGGTGTGATCAAGAGAACAATACTCTTTGGACTCCAGCGGCAGACAATTTAGCTGGTGACTATGAGCTGACCACTGGTGGCAGTTTGATGGCTGGTAAGAGGGTCAAGGGTATCAACTTGTTGTTTACCGATGTTGATGTGCATACGGCTCAGTACATTGGTGCGCCATTCGTCTATGGTTTCGAGAAGGCAGGCTCTGGTTGCGGTCTAATTTCTACCCAATCAGTGGCGGCGATTGATACTGCCGCGATTTGGATGAGCAAGTCAGGATTCTTCATCTATGACGGCTACGTCAAGCCATTGGCTTGCGATGTGTCTGATTTTGTGTTTAGCAATATCAACTTAGACCAACGATCAAAGGTTGTTGCTGTTCACAACAGCAAGTTTGGCGAGATTTGGTGGTTTTACCCCAGCAATGCAGGGCTTGAGAATGATTCATATGTGACGTACAACTACCGAGAAAACCACTGGAGCCTTGGCACATTGTCTCGGTTGGCTGGCGCTGACGCTGGAGTGTTTACGCTACCGCTGATGGTTGATGCGGCTGGTGAAGTCAATGAGCATGAGGTCGGATTTGACTATGACGGCGCAACATTGTTTGCCGAGTCTGGACCGCTAGAGATTGGCAACGGCGACAATGTGTTTAATATTCGCCAAGTCATACCTGATGAGGAAACTTTAGGTGAGGCAAAAGTGTCGTTTAAGACTAGACTCTATCCAACAGGTACAGAGTCAACCTTTGGGCCGTATACAGCGGCTAACCCCACCAGCGTGAGGTTTTCGGGTCGGCAATTCAACATGGTGGTGACAGGTGATGTGTTGGCAGATTGGCGCATTGGCGTGATGCGACTAGACATGGTTCCAATGGGTAAGAGATAAAATTCAAGGTATTAAGGGGATAAATATGTTCGATATGCTCAGTGGTCAATATAAGAATCTAGCCTCAAAGGGTAGATATGGTGACACCATGCTCGCCCACATTAACCCTCAAGAAGCGTCACTGCTGAAGTCTATGGGTGGTGCTGGCACTATAAATCCTAATACTGGTTTGCCTGAGTTTTATGGCCAGTCGCAAATAAAGTATTTGGCAGAAAACCCCTATGCTCCACCAGAGCAATTGCCAACATTAGGACAAGCATTAGCTCCCGAAACATTGGCAGATCTCAATACTAAATTAGAAACAGTTACAGCTCCAGCAGCGGCTTATGTTGATCCTAGAGTTGGTGGACAGCCAGCAACCCAACAAGTTTCATCAGAATATGCACAGTATGCAGATCGTGCGCCAGCATTAGGTTATGGTGGTGGTAGACAGATTGAAGGCTACACAGTACCAACTGATAAAACATTTCAGAATATCCCACTTGTTGCCCAATATGACGCACAAGGTAATTTCAAGCAGTTGACACTGGAGCCAGGTCAATATTTAACTCCTGATCCAAGTAAACCAAACATCCAATCTGTTCCAAGAATAAACGCAAAGGGCGAGGTTATCGACTTTGGTATTGTTGATACAGATAAGTTAGACAATGGTAGCTTTGGAAGCATGATTAGGGAATTGGGTACTGAGCTTGGCCCGATTATTTTGGCGGCGGTAGGTTCTCA